GTGGAACTGAGTGGCGAGTGTTGGTCTTTTGTGAAGGGTTTGTTGGCATCGTTTATAACTGCGTTTATATTTGGTTTGATTTTTAAAGTTTTTGTTTCTGCAATTTCCGCAATAGTTGGGTCTATTTTGAGACTGTGTTTGGGTGGGCCACGTGGTTCGGTTGAGACGTGTGCTCTGGCAGACATAGATCTTATGTTCGCGCGGCGTGATGCTCTAGGGTTAGAGAAGCACGCTAGTGAAGATGGTCATGGTTACTTTGACAAACATGGGAAGCAGTATCACTGGGATCAAGATTCACGAGATTGGAAGCAAATGGAGTCAACTTGCTCAGGTGGTAACAAGAAGAAAGAGACTCAATCTGCTAGCAACCGAAAATTGCGTGGCGCTGCTAGGGCCCATGCTGTGGATTGGTTAGATGATCTTTCTGAAATTGAGGCTGATACATCTCTTGCATCTCATAAGTTGCTGGATACGTTTGCATCCCAATGCGTTAAAATAACGTATATGGGAGACGATCGTATGTTGACAATGTATGGTGTACAGATTGATGGGAATCGTGTTTTGGTGCCCAAGCATTTAATTGCACAGCAGAAAAGGAGCTATTACACATTCCGTGTGCAAACGGATTGTGGTAGTTTATCGTTCAAAGAGTCGGTTCCCGCATCAAAATTGACTTTCTTTTCGGGTGTTAAGGGGGTTTCTGGCTTTAATTTGGAGATGGCTGATGGGATGTTGATAGAGTTTCAAAATTTGAAAATACAGAAGTCTTTAGTCAAACATGTTGCACATAATGTCTTGTCGTTTGGCGGTGTTTTTGGAATGTTGCGGAAGGTTGAGGCTGTGGCCCTGATTCCACGCATTGACGACTCACTTGAAGGTGAGAATCGATGCACTCTAGCTGTGCCATGTGGTCATGTTACAACGATGGGGAATGTCCAGTACAAAGATGGTGCCTATGCGGAATATAGGGCTGATTTGTATAAGACAACCATCCCAGAATTGGGACATGGTGATTGTGGATCTATTTTGATCGTTCGTGAGGACGGTCAGTATAGAATAGCTGGAATCTATGTGGCGGGGGACTCGACCAAAGGTGTTAGTTACTTTCAGCCAATAACAAAGTCCCTAATTGAGCAGTTGGTGGAAAACGCCCATTGTCATGGTTTTGTTGAGTACCCCCCACATGATTTGGACGTTCCGCTATCGAGGTCGATAACAAATCAATGTCCAGCAT